CAACCCTGAAGGATTACAGACTGTAGGACTAGATTTGTTACACATGGCTGAGTCGCAAGATATTAAGGAAGCAGCATGGAACAAAGTAAGACCAACACTTAACTCACCAGGAAGATTGGGTAGGGCTATTGTCGAAGGTGTTCCTCCAGAAAGCTCTCAGCATTGGTTTGCACGAAACTATAAGATGGCTAAAGAAAATACATCTATTAGACGTGAAGCCTTTCATGCTTCTACTTTTGACAACCCCTACCTTACAGAAGATGACAGACTTGAGATTGAAGAGGAGAAAGGATCTCTTACTGAAGGTATATGGGAAAGGTTCTATATGGCAAAGCAACCTGAAGGTGCTGGTAACTTCTTTAGAAATATTACTGCTGCATATTCAAGTGATGCCTACGAAATGATGAAACCAGACGAACAAGAGAACTATGTTGCAGGACTTGACCTTGGAAGAACTAACGATGCAACTGTAATGATAATTAAAAACAGGGTTACAAGAACATCTGTATTTGCTGTAGAGCTTATGAAGACTGATTGGTCTCTGCAACTAGAGACAATCAAGAGAGAAGCCATCAGATGGAACCTGCAAGAAATATATATGGACTCTACAGGACTTGGTGGTAAATTAGGAGAAGACGTACTTTATCGTGAACTTCTTGAACATTCAATTCCAATCGTAGGATATAACTTTACACCAAGTAAAAAGTATCAGTTATTTTTAGATTACGCATTATCACTTGAGAAAGAGACTGTTGCATTTCCACAAAGTTTCGGTAAACTTATTAGTCAGTTAGAAGATATTGCTCATAGGGAAACGGCAAATAGAGGGCATCAGTTCTATTCGGTGTCGGGAGGTAGAGATGACTGGGTTGATGCGGAATGTTTAGCTTTAATGGCTTGCGATCCTGCATCCGATGTTATTGAACTCTTGGCAACTCCAAGATCAAAAAGGGGTATAAAACCCTTAAATAACAATTATAGGAACAAAGGTTCTAGGTTGTTGGAGTGGAGGAGATTGAGGAAAGAACTATTGGAACAAGAAGGAATTGAGACCTTATGACAATGAACTATGGTGGTGGAAGCTCAAGTAGCGTTGATCCACAGGAAGAAATAAACAGAGAGAGTGCAAACCCATTAGAAGAACCTCTGTTATCTATTGACTGGGTTCAATCAACTCTTGATTCTGGAAGAAAAGAATTTGACAGTTTTTACGACAACTGTGAAGAAGCTGAAGAATTTTATTTATCAAACTTTGATTTTTCAGTTCCAGAAACAGGTTCACAGATAAGACTTGGAACTGCACACTCTACAATCAATACACTTGTTGCTCACGTCACACCACAATTTTTAGATATATCAGTACCTCCGCCTGGTCCGAAAGGTCAAGCGAGGGCAGAACTGCTTGAGAAGTTTCTCAGGGGTGCGAATCATATGCTTGAGCAGTTCTCACCAACTAGAAGAGAAACAGCAAAACACATGGCACTTTATGGTGTAGCTTTTGAAAAGACAGAGTTTGCAGCCAACAGATGGGAAGAGTTTCCTGAACCACCAGAAGGTGATGATGTTGGTGATTATCAAGAACAACTCCAAGATGTTTTAAACAGAAGAAACATTAATTGGCCTATAACTTCAACGTGTGTAAATCCCAAAATGATGGTGTGGGATACCAATAATATTCAAAATCCAAGATGGGTAATGCACTTTTATGAGATAGATGCTTCGTGGGTGAGAGCTCACTTTCCCTCTTGGGATGGACCTGTAGAAGGAACAGTAGAATTTGTGGAAACCTGGACTCACAGTCAAGTATGTTACATGGCTGATGGCAAATTTGCATTAGAGCCGAAGCGACACGGCTACAAGACTTTGCCTTTTACAATGTACTGGCCCCATACAGGTCTTATGACAGATGGTAATGATGCTTCGCATCTTTATCGTGGAATACTTCATGGTAACTTTGATATGCTTAGAGCAGAATCAAGATTGGCATCACAGTATCTTGACATTGTAGGTAACTCAGCTTGGCCTACCAGAGACTTTAGAGGTCCTCCTGGAATTACCGAACAAGTCATGGAACAGTATGAGGAGACACCTGGAGCCAAAAACTTCTTGCCACAGAACGTAAACGTGGAAAGAGCAATAACTCCTGATCCTCCAAGTTCAATCGTAGTTGCACAACAGATGATGCAACAAGCAATAGAATCAAATACTGCACCTGCCGTATCAAGAGGTCAAAGACCAACTGGTGCAGCAAGTGGTTATCATACTGCTGTATTGGCAGGAATAGCAGCACTTAACTTTGGTGCTTATGTTGAAGCAGCTCAAAGAGGACTTCAAGATAGAAACGCAATCATATTGCACATTATTGAAAACGTAATTCAAGACAAGGTAACTGTATTTGGTAAAACAGAAACAGGGCCTATGGATGCAATCGTAAGACCTAAAGATATTAAAGGTCACTATGTAAATATGGTTCAACTCTCCCCTACTTCACCTGAAGAACAAGAAAGAAAACTTAACTTGTACAACAGTCTTTGGAGAACAGGGTTTATTGACCAAGATACTGCACTTAGAAAAGCAGGAGTGTCAAACGCACTTGAAGTTAGATCTAAGTTACTTGCAGAAGGGTTCTTGAAGAGTGAGCAAGTGCAACAAGTATTGCAAGGTGAAGCTGCTAGAAGAGTTCCAATCTTACAACAATTAGTTGAAGCAAGTGGAGCAGCAAGCGGACAAGAAGCTGAAGAGATAGCACAAAACATACTTAACACTCAAGGTGATACGCAACTACCAAATGCGGGTAACTTTAGTGCTGGAAACCAACCTCAAAGATCTCCTGCGACAGAAAGGGCAAGAGTAGAGACAAATACAAGACCTGTAGTTCCAGGCAGTTTAAGAGAACAAGAATTAGTCGGTAGGCAGATAGCTTCACCTCGTACTGGTAACAGAAGAGTTCAGGGAGCAGATCTACCTCCAGGGTTAGGACAATAATGGCAGCAAAGAAAAATACATCAATAGACATAGCTTTTGGAGAGTTTGACACAATGGTTGGCAAATTCTTAGAACAAGCAGATATTTCATTCAAGGATGTTGTTAAACCTGAACTACCAAAACAAAAAACACAAAGAAAAAAGAACCCCTTGAATATGAACAACAACCCATTTAGGATATAAATATGATATTTAGATATTACATAATTGGCGGAGACGGCAACACTTACGAACAACAAGTTGAGGTTGATGACAGAGCAGGTAGGTCTTTTACACAATTAGAAGCTGATGCTCAAAGACAAATCAATAATCAGTTAGCTGAAAGCGGTGCTACTCAATTAACCTTGCCTGACACAAGCAGAGGAACAAACAATTATGTACCTGAAATACAAAGAAATTTTGATGCAAGAACAGGAACAAGTAATGTCGGTGGCAGAACTATAAACCTATCCAACCCTAATGCACCGACTATAACGCAAGGAGGTACATCTCCTTTATTGCCATCTGGTGCAAACATACCACCAGCAGTACAACCAAGAATTACTATGACAAATTTTCCAAACCAAAATGAAACATTTTATGGTGATGCTTTTGGGTATGACCAATTTTCAGGTACTGGTGAAGCAACTCCAGGTTTACCTAATGATGCAGGTCAAACATCTGCTGGAAATGTTCCTTTTGATATTAACAACCAACTCATGATGCAAGGTGCAACTCAAGGCCCAGCTCCTTCACCATTTGCATTTAATCCTGAATTTTCTGCACCAGGCACAATCGATACAAGAACTCCAGTAGAAGAGTTTGAAGGCGATGTAATGGAAGGTGGTGGTGGTGGTGGTTTGTTTCGTGATGAAAATTTAAATATTTTTGATACATTTGAAACTGATACTAACGGAGAAGATGAACAAATAAATACAATAGAAGAAGAAGATCCTGATTCTTTGCCTATAGACATAAATTCTCTTTCTGATTTACAAAAAGAAGAGTTAAGGTTACTTGGAAATGCACTTACAGCCGATCCAAAAAATTTAAAACAATTTATTGCTGATCGTGGTGAAAACTATGCTAGAAAAGTTTTGTCAGCTAATGGTTTTTCAAGTATACAAATTGATAATTTAGTTGAAGGAACTACTTTAGAAGAAGCAAATTTAACTGAACAAGAAGTTATAGAAAAAAAAGAACTTATTGACAACATAATTAACGAATTACCCCAAGAAGAAACTAAATTAACACCTTTTTTGGCTTCAGAAGAAAGTGTTAGAAATGAAGTATTAAACAGAGTTCCTGGTCTAGGTAATGTTAGCATAGAAGATGTATCTGGAGAGTTTCTCGATTTTGACGTAACGGATGCTTTATCAAACTTTTTAGCAACATCACCTGCTTTAGGTATAAACCTTCCTGTTGATGCAAATGGTAATAGAAGAAACATAACTCCAGATGACTTTCCTGGTTTTCCTGGTGAAATATTAGATCCAAACAATTTATTTATTAGAGTAACTGAAACTACATCAATTCCTGATGCAGATGGAAATATGATTCCTGGAACTTCAACAAGAGTTGTGCCAAACCCTGCTGTTGAACTTTTACTTGCACAGTACGCTGAAAGAGTAAGGGCATTGACAGATTTACAAGGTTCAGCAGATGACATCTTGCAAGCACAAGTAAGTGCATCAGGTGGTTTATTTGGAGGACCTACTGGTTCTTTAAGCATAAATGAACTTGAAGATTTAGAAAGAGAGACAAGATCAATACAGGCTTCTGGTGGTAGATTAGTTCAAGAAAGAGTCATTGATGCAGAAGGAAATGCAACAGGACAGTTTAGAGAGGTATTAACACCTCTTGGAGAAGAAGAAAGGTTGTCAAGGCAACAAAGACTTGCAGAAGAAGCCTTAAGACAATCAGGTGGATTACTAGGAGGTTTCTTTTCACCTTTAGATGCTGCTGGTCAACCCCTTGATCCAGGTCAACAAAGATTTGTGCAAGGTTTTACACCACAACAATTACTTCAAAGACAAGAAGAAGAACTTAGAAGAGGGAGACAACAAGAGCTTGAAGTTCTTGAAAGACAAAGAGAAAGAGATTTGCAACTAGCAAGAATAAACCAGTCTTCTGAACAATTTAGAAATGTTGCAGATTTATATTCAAACCCTGCACAACTTGCAGCAATAGTAGCTTCAGGTGGCTCTCCTTTACTTAGAGGTCAGTTACCAGGATCTGCACCAATACCACAAGGCCCTATGCAAACTACTGCAATGACACCACAACAAGCACCTGGAACATTTAATATAACAAATCCAAGCGGCACAGTATTTGATCCAAACTTTGTACCTGTAGGTGGAAGAACGCAAGAAGGTGACCTTAGAAGACAAGAAGCAAATCCTTTTAATGTAAGAGATTTTTCAGGTGTTACTGAGCAAAGGTTAAGGAATTTATCCGATATTGAACTTGCAAGAGCTCAAGGTGAAGCTGCTGCTCAAGGTATAACACCTTTTGGATTAGCAAAGATTGGAGAAGAAAACACTCCTGGCGACACAGGTCTTGATCTTACTGGATACTTAGCACCAAGAACATTATTTAATTAGGAGAAATATGGTAAGTCCTTTTGATCCAAGATTTCAACAACTGCTAAGAGCTAGAGAAACTAGACAAACAGCAAAAAGAGCTGAAGAGATAGCTAAAACTCCTCAATTTCAAGATCCAACTACACCTTTAGGGCAAGCTGGTGTCACAAGTTTAGAAGAAAAAAGAAATGTTACTCCATTAAAAATTGAACCTGAAGAACAAAAAGGTTTATTTGGTAAAGCATTATCAGCAATAAGTTACACAGGAGACCTAGGTGGTGCATTTGCAGTTCAAGTTGCTACACGATCAGATCTTCTTAGAAAACTAATTGAGTCTAGCCCTGAAACACAAAGAAAGAAAGGTGGAATAGGAACAGAAAAAGCTGTTTACAAAACAATTTCTGACAGAAGAAGACAACTGCAAAGTGAAG